ATGACTAGCCCCCTTGCGGCTGGAGCAACGTGTCCGGGCCAGGAATGTACGGCTCGCCGCGAAAATGGATGATGTTGCTGTAGCGAGCGCCACAGGTGCCGATTTGCTTGTCGCATCCGGCCGTGATCGTGTACGTGTCGCCGACTGCGATCGGGTACGGCGGCGTAAGCGCGAGCGTGACGACGCCGGGGGCGAACGCTTTCACCTCGCCGGAGAAACCCGCGTTTGCTCCGGTCAGCCATTTGACCTTTCCATAGGCGAAATAGCCGATCGAGTACGTGTAATTGATGAACACCTCCCATTGCGCGTCGCTGCTCGGGAACGTATACAGGCCCGTCGAATTGACGGTGTAGCCTGAGAGTGATTGGCCGTATGAGCCCTTCACGCCAGCGTCGGCGACGAACGCGCCGCCCGTGGGCGGTACGACCTGAATCTGATACGGCGCGGCCGAAGGCACCTTGCGGCCCCTCGTATCGGTGTACGTCGCGGTAGGCCCGGTTTGCGTGAGCGTCGGGTCATTCCAGCTTGTCGCGCTATTGATGCTCGCGACCGAGCCGTTGAACGTGAGCGGCGCGAGGTTCATCGTGCATTTGGCATCGCCGAAGTTGGCCCGGCACGTCGGCGAGTAGATGTCGCCCTGTTCCTGCTGCGACAGTTGCGCCAGGCCCCGCAGTTCGGCCGTATACGTGCCATTCTTGATCGTCAGTTGCCCGAGGTAGCCGGTTTCGAGCGCGACCGCGCCCATCGTCAGGTCGGCATAGTTGACGAGCGAGCACGAAACGGCCGCGAAATCCCATTGCCCCGACTCTAACGAAGCCTGCGTGATCGTCGATGAGTCGAAAACGGCCGTCACTTCTAGGTTGCTCGTCGATAGGTCGTTGGACATTTCGACTTGCGAATGCGTGTAGCCGCCAGCGGATTGATACGTCACGCCGTTGTAGGTAATCGGTTGATCGTGATCGGTGAAGGCAAACTGCGCGCCGTCCGTGCGGGTAATGAGCCAAAGCGTCGCGGTCGTTTGCACGGCGCCCTGCAAATGCGCGAGCAGTGCGGCGGAAATCGTACGCATTACGGGCGTACCTCGATGATCGGAATAGAGCCCCAATCGACGAGCAACGAGCCGCCGGAGCCCTGGCGGTCCATCACCTGTTTTTTCATTTCGTCGGTATCGAAGCGCGCCGGCACGTCGAATTGCCCGGTCCATTTCAGGGTATCGGTCGGTTGCGGGTATTCCGAGCCGACGCCAGAACCGGCCGTGATCGTCTTGCCGGTCGTGTTGACGGCAAGCGTATAGACGGCGCCCGAAACGCCCGTCACGCTCGATTGCAGGCCGTTCAGAAGGCCCGCATCGGCGCCGCCCAGGCCCGATAGGTAGAGCAGGCCCCCGGACGCGAGACCGGGCAACGCCGAGGCAAGCGTTACGCTCGTCGAGGCGCCCACGGAAACGGCCGTCACGGCGGCGCTCGCGAAGGGGGAGAACGTCAGTAGCCCGGTCGTCGCGTCGAGCGTGTATGACGTGCTTACGGCCGTGCCGTTGCGGTATGCGACGACCGTACCGGCGACGGGCTTTTGAATGAGTCGGGTTTCAGACAGGGCGCCCGCCGTGTATAGCTTTCCGAGTTGATAGACGCCGGCCGTCGCCTGAGCCGTCAGAACGCCCGCGCCGCCGTCCGTGTAGTCGGTCCAATCCTTGATGCGGAAACGATAGCCGCGCCCCTTCACGGCACGAAAGAAGGCGTCGAGCGTGGCCGTATCGGTCGCGTTCATCGCACGACGGCCGACGTCAAATTTGATACGGGCCTGCGACCAAGCGACGATGCTCGAATCGCGGCCCGAGTAGATTTGATTGACGACCGTTAGATACGTCGGGCCGACCGTCGCTTTGAACGCGATGTTATCGGGAAAGCGCGGCGATTCGAGAAAGGTGCTCATCCGTTCCTCGCCATTGCGATCTGTGCATGCCGCATGATCTCGGCCGCTTGCTGCGACGCGGACTGGCGCGTCGTACCCGGCGGCACGGCGATATTCATGTGGAAGGTGTTCTGCGAGCCGCCGCCACTGCTGCCGCTCAGGGGCGAAATCCTGCCGCCTTCGCTACCCGTCATGAGGAATGTTCGGTTGGCGACCGTGAGCAGTTCGGGGCCTTGCTCGTTGACTTCATACAGCGAGCCGGCGCCGACTGGCCCGCCCGAGGCCATGCCGGGCAGAAGGCTAAACAGGCCCATGAGGGCGCTTACGCCTTGCGTATCGCCCATGCCGCCGCCGCTTGGCATCGTGAAGTTGTACGAGCCACCGCCGCCACCGCCGCCGCCCGTCAGGCCGAGCAGTTGAAAGAGCATGCTGAACAGCCCGCCGCCGGTTCCATTGCCGCCGATGCCGAACAGTTGATTGGCGAGGTCTTGCGACACGAGCCGCGTAATCGCTTGCTCGATGCTGTTGGCCATGTCGAGGAAACTTGCTTTGAGCGACTTGGTGCCCGACACGGCGTTGTCCATGAATTTCGAAAAACTATTCGCGAAAATGTCGTCGAATTTGCGGCCGAGCTCGTCGCTTTGCGCGCCGATCTGTTGCGCCGTCTTCGTCCATTGGTTCGCCGTCTCCTGCAACGCGACAACGCCCGAGGCGTCGGCGATGGCCCGCATTTGCGCGGCGATAGCGGCGAGCCGTTGCGCGGCCGTGGCGCGCTCTTGGTCCATATTCCTGAGCCCGAGCAATTCGCTTTCTTGCCCTGCTTTGACGCGATCGTTTGTGTCTTGCACCGAAATCTGTAGCTTCTTTTCGATGTCTTCGGCCTGCGCTTTCAGGTCATTGATGCGCGCTTGCGCGTCGGCGTTCGCGCGCAATTGATCGATGACACTGAGCGCGGCCGTATCGCCCTGCGCGCGAGCCTTCGCGATGACGCCCGCGTTCTGCCGATCGAAGTCGGCGCCGGCCGTGTTCGCCGCGTGGCCCTGTTGCTTGGCTAGTTCCGCAGTTAGCTTTTCGACCGATTCGCGATAGTTGTCCGTTTCCTTCGCCATCGCTTCGGTATTGATGAGCAGCTTTTCGCGGTCGGCCTGTAGCGCCTGCTCTTTCTTGTCCGCCAGGTCGTGCGCCTTCGTGAGCGCTTCGACCTTCGCTGCATGATCCTTGGTCGAGTTCGCGTAGCGCGTGAGCCGGGCGATTTCCTTGTCATACGCGTCGGCGACGACCTTCGAATGCGCGTTGATGACCGTCTCTTGATCGGCGTAGTAGTCGGCGATGGATAGCTTGTTATCGCGGTAGAAGCGTTGCAGCGTTTGTTCCTGTTGCGTGAGCAACTTGTTTGCGTCCGCGATCGAATCCTCTAGGGGCTTGAGGTCCGCGCCGAGGTCTGCCCGTGCGGCGCTTGCTCCGCCCTTGTCTTTGTATTTCTCGTTCGCCGCCGCGATGGCCTTGGCCCGCATTTCCGGGGACCATCCGCTTTCGTCGGCGCGTCGATTGATGTCGCGGATTGCGTCGGCGCGTTCCTGCTCGCGCGTGCGCGTTTCGCGGATGAGGTCGTCGTAAAACTTTCGGTTTTCGGCGCTGCGCGTCACATGGTCGGCCTTCTGTTGCTCTAGTAGCGCGTTGTCTTCTTCGCGAATCTTGTGACGCACGGCGTCACTCAACCGGGCTTCGAGGTTTGCGCGCGCTTTGGCCGGGTCGAGGCCCGCGCGTTTCGCTTCCTCCATATAGCCCGGCGCATCGATGCGCTCGATTGATGCGCGTGTGCGGTCGATTAGTTGGTTCGTTGTTTCCTTGCGTCCAACCCCTTTCATGGCATCCCACGCGCCGGATGCCGCATCCTTTACGCCGTTCCACGCTCTTTCGAGATAGCCGAGGTTATCGGTGATATCGGGCAGGTTTTTATTGAGCGCGTTGAGCACCGCCATTTCGGCTTCCTCAGTGCGCCCCTGTTCTTCGAGAACATGAATGTGCTCGTACAGCGCACCATCCATGAAGTGATATTGTTTGTTCGCCTCCGTGGCCCACTTCGTTACGCCGTCCGCCATCTTCGTCATGTCGCGGACGACTTCTTCGGATTTCTGGCCCGTCACTTCGGCGAGTTTGCCAGCCATGAGGGTGACGGCTTCGAGCGCCGCGCCGGAGAATCGGCCACCCGACACGAACGCTTGCGTCAGTTCGCGCGCATTGCCTATCGTCATGCCGGAAGCGACGGAAACGCGCCGCGCCATGTCGTTAAACTGGCCTTCGGTAATGCCCGCGTAATTGCCCGTCAACTGCAACGATTGCGCAAATTTCGCGGATTCTTCCGCGCCTTTCGCGACGGCAAGCGCGAGCGCGCCGAGCGTGCCGATGAGCACGCCAATAGCGGCGCCGGTCGGCGACATGAGTTTGCCGATGAAATCCATCCGCTCGCCCAGCACCATGAACGAGCCGGCCGCACGCTTGAAATTGCCCGTGAGAATTTCGTGCGCAAGCACCATCATTTCGCGCTTGGCGCCTACCGTCGTATGCGATAGGTGCTCCATCTCGTTTGCCGCCTCGCGCACGCCGTTGACGCGCCCGATTTTCACGTCGCCGATGCTCTCGACGTCCTTGCGAGCTCTAATTGCCGATTGGCTCATCGCGCGGGCGCGCGACTCGACGATCTGCGCAGCTTTGCCCATGTCGCTTTCGAGCCGCGACGAGCTTGCGTATAGTTCGACGCCGAGTTGACCGAGGGACATTTACGCCGCCTTACGAACGATGTTGCAGTTGCCGAACGCGCCGAGAATCAATTCGGCCTGCGCGTCCGGATCGAGCAGTAGGATCGGCTTGTCTTCCGGGCGTTCGAGGAAGGGCATGAAATCGGACGGCTTGCGCGCCTCGCGTATGTCGCGCGCGCCATAGTTCGCAACCGCTGACGCGACAATGCCGGCGCGCAAGTCGGCCCGGAACTCGCCGATCGGTTCCATGCGGTCGAACGCTTGCCATTCGGTCAGTTCGGCCGAATCGAGGCTTGCGAGCAATTGCCGAACGGTCATGCCGAGGGTTGCGGCGAGCCGGAAGTAGAAGCGCCGTCCGGGCCGCTCGCGGAGTTTTTTTCCGCGTCTTCCTGGCTGTTCGCGGCAAGGCCGTTAAGCCGTTGCGCGACGACGAAAAGCCGTTCAAGCGCCGCCGCGCTTTTGCCGGCCAGGGCCGACAGGTCCGCGCTCGGATCGAACAAAAGCGCGCCGCTCTCATCGACCGCCGTATTGGCGACGAGCTTGGCGCGCATGTTGACGGTATCGACTTCATACGCGCCGGTCGCGCTGCGCTTCATAAGGCTCGCCTCGTATGCGTCGCGTTGCGTGCCCGTCATGGCCCGAATGATGACCGCGCCGCCCCATTCAGGCACCTCGACCGCTTCGGTTGACAGGTCATTCGAGCCGAAAATATCGGCCTTGCTCAAAATCTTCGACATGGCGCCTCTTATGCGTAGGTGACGGGACCGGTAATCATGAGGTTGACATTCGCCGTGAGCAGCTTGTCTACGCCGCCATCCCATGGGAACGATTCGACGAACGCGGAGAAGGTCGCCGTATGGCCGTTCGGCAAAGTCAACTTGAACGAGACGACGGACGCGGAATACAGGAAGTTGCGCAGCGCCGTTTGCCCCGGATCGGCCATATCGACGTCCACGTCGAACGTGAATTGACCGGGATCGAGCAGGCCGGCGATGTACTCTTTCGCCGTGCTCGAAAGGTTCGTGGCGTCCAGTTTCGCGACCTTCCCGTCGAAGCCCTTGACCGTCTTGAAATTCTTGATGGCGGTCCAAGCAACCGGCGTTGCGGTGGTCGTACCGGCGAACGCAGCGCCGCCAGTCGTATCGAGCGGGACCGCGAACGTATTGGTCGTCTTGGCGATAACGGGAAACGTCGCGTTCAGCCCGGCGGGCGCCGTGGAGCCCGCGATCGTTACGACGTCGCCCAGGGCGAGCCCGTGCGCCGCAGACGTGAGAATGGTCGGATTGCCTTCGGCGATGCTCGAAATGCTCAGGGCGCTCCCGCTGCCCGTCGCGACTTGCAGGGTAGAGCCTTGGGTGGAAATGGCGGTGTTGCTCATGGTTGGCGCTCCTGTCGGGCACAAAAAAGCCCGCGCGAGGCGGGCCGGATCAGTGCGTTATGTGCGGCGCTATTGCCACACAGAAAACTCGAAGACGCGCCGAAACGCTTTCACGTCTTCCTCGTATAGGTCGTGCGGGCTGTTCTTCTGAACGCCCAAGACGGACCATGACTGCAACGCGGCGAGCACGGTCGCGGCGAGATTGACCGCATCGGCATAGGTGCGGCCCCAACAATCGAGTTCGAAAACCGTGTTGCCGATCGGCGGCGTCTGACTGTCGAGCACGTTTTCGACGGGGCTTGGCATCGTCCGATAGACGACGTACGGCATCGGCATATCAGGCGAGGCGACGACGGGATAGACCGCGTTCGGCACGGCCGCATTGAGCACGACGACTAGCTGTTCCTCGATGGTGCTCATGCCGCCTCCGCGACACTTTCAGACGGCACGGAAACCGTAACGGTTGTGCGAAGTCGATCGGCCCATTTGCCATCGATGAGCCATTTTTGGTAATAGGCCGTCGCCGCTTGGATCGCCTCATCCTGCGCGAGCGGCAACGCGGGACGCAGGAACGAATGCGGCTGCACCCAAACCGCGCCGATGCCCTCGCGGGCCTTCTGGCGGTGCGCCTTGCGCGTGATACCCGAGGGGCGCGGCGGCACGTACCAATGCCCGAATTCAACCCAGGGCCAGTAATAGGCGTCGAGACTGACGACCTTACCGCCGCGAACGACGATGCCGCCGCCTTCCTTGGCGGGCTTTTGTCCGCGTCGCACCGTGACGAGATACGTTTGCCGATAGCTGCCCGACAATTCGGGCAAGTGCTTTCGAATGATCGCGTCTTTCAGGCGCCCCGGCTCCGTTCCCTTCTTGTCGGGGCCTTCATAGACCGGCGCGAGGTATCGCGCCTGCTGCGCTACCTTCGTTGCCATCGCCGACGCCGCGCCGCGATTTACCTTCATTGCGGCCTGTTTCGGCAATTCGGCCATGCGCGCGAGCACGCCCTCTAGGCCGACGATATGCGTCAGATTAGCCAAGGGTCATGCCCTCCGTGGCGAGCAATTCGACGATATGGTTGCCCTCATCGACGTTCATGCTCGCCTGCACGTCGAAAATGCGCGTGCCGTACAGGACGCGATAGGTCGCAACGAGCTTCGGGTCGGCGAACATCGGGTCGTAGCGCAGCGTGATCCGGTGCGACACGCCCGAGGCGACGGCTTCGCCGGCCATCTTTTCATAGCCGCTCAATGCCTCGATGAAGGCGTAGACATTCGTGGCAACGTTCGTCCACGTCTCCGGCAGGCCCCCGAACGTGTCTTGCACGGTCGAGCGCTGTTGAATCGAGACAACGCGATTGAGTTGTCCGGCGCGCAGGTGCGTGGTCGTCATGGCATCAATCTCACGGCAATGAGGTCATGTAAGGCCAAAGCAGGCTATCGACGAACGGCAGTTCCTCGACCTTGCCGCGATTCAAAATCGCGACTTCCTCGCGGTTCTCATACATTGAGCCGGCGCGCATACAGATCCATTGCCGGATGCCGGCGGGCACCACGCCGATAAAGTTCTGATCGCTGCCGCTATCCGAAAAGACGATCGGGTTATTCGACAGGTCCGTGAAGGAGTACACGCCGCCGGCCGCGCTCGCGACCAAGTAGGGCGTGTCTTCCGCGAGCGGCGTCGGCAACGCGCCCGCGCCCGCGTTGTAAAACGAAACCATGTCGCCGACTTTCCACGTCACGGGCCCGATGACCTTGATGGTCCCCGCGCTCTGACTGGCGACCGAGAACGGCGAGGCATAGCCCGCGTTGTAATCGATCCATACGGCCGCTATCTGCGGCAATGGGATAGGCCATATCTGGCCGAATTTGAGCGCCACGATGCCGGGCGTTAAGGCCGCGTTGACGGTGTACAACGACGGGTCAACGAGTTGCGTTGCGCCGCTCATGTCGAGGTATTGAACCTGCACGACATCGACGAGCGGCGAATGAGGCAGGCGCACTGAAAAGCCCGGATCGTTGACGAGATCGGCGAACGGGAGCGGCGTGCCCACGCCGGCCATCGGAAACTTATCGACGATGAGGCGATAGCGCGCGTGCAAGCACTGTTGACGCGTGCGCGATTCTGCCGCCGCGCGCGCCGCGCCGATGAGCATGCGCAATACCGAGTCTTGCACGGTCGAAGTCTCGCGCACGAACGTCTTCACGAAGCCGAGACTGACCGGCTCGCCGATCGGGCGTTGCAAGAGGATTTCAGGCATAAAAAAACCGGGGCGACGGGCTTATGACCCTTGGCCCCGGCCCTCGTTACCCGACGATCTGGGCGACGCTTGCAGCATTGAAATCGGACGCGGGCGCGTAGCGCGGCAGGAACCCGAGCAAGAGCGCGGCGGTGCCGCTTGCGGCCGTGGCGGTCGTAACGGACAGTTGAATGAAGCCGAACCCGTTATTCGCGTCGAGGTCTTGCGCATCGAGATTGATTTCGACTTGCGCGTTCCCGCCGCCGGCTGCCGCCAGTTGCGTGATTGCCTTGTTCGGCACGTCTTTCGCGTTCGTGCCGCTCGCATCGGTCGCCTGTTGAATCTTGGCGTCGATCGTGCCGCCCGCGCCCATCGCGCCGGCCTGCACGATGGCGAGAAACTTCTGGAAGTTCGCGGCCGAAATCCAACCGGTGACAGCCGTGCCGGCCGCTTGGCTCGAAGGCACGACGGCCCCGAGCACCGCAACCTGTTCGGTTGCCTTGACGTTCATAGGAAACATGGTTTTCCCTCGTTTGAGTCGTTCAATGAGCCAGCGCAAACTCTCGCGGGGCCGCATATCAACGGGCCGCGAGCGTCACGAACGGCGAGCGCGTGTTCGTGCTCTTGGGCGGCGTGACAGGGTTTTCGAGCTTGGGTGCACCATCGACGCGGAACGTCGTGCGAAACGCCGTGGCGTCAGCGTCGAAATACAGGTGCATCGAGGACGCCGTTTGAATGCCGCCGCGACTCGTGATCGACCGGTAGTACGACAGGTCGAGCAACGACACGTCGGACTGCGACGAGAACGCCGAGGCGTGTTCGCTCACGTAGACGGGACGGCCCTTGAGCATGCCGTAAGGCGACGCGGCCATCGCACTGACGCCGCCGCCGGTCGGCATGTAGATCGGGTAATTGCCAAGCGTCATCGTGTCGAGCGCCGGAATGACGTCGGGATTGATGAGCCAGATTGCGCGGCGATAGGAGCCCGCCAGCAAGCGGCTCATCATGTTCGCGACGTTCGACGGCGTGAAGGTCTTCGTGGCTTGCCCCGAATCCTTCGCCTGCACGATGGTCGCCTTACCGTTGAACAGGCCGAGCGGTTGCCCGTCACCCGTGCCGAACAAAATCGCTTCGTCGGTTTTCCAGCGAATCGAGATCGCCGTTTTCTTCGGCAAGTAGGCCGTGAGCGCGTTGGTGTCATCGAGCAATTCATCGGTGACAGGAACGAGCGCCATCAGCTTATGGAGCCGTTGAGTCGAGACGCCGAGCTTTGGCTTAGTCGCCGTCGCCTGCGAGGCTTCGGCCTGCCAGTAGGCGCGAATGCCGTCCGTACCCCAGGGCGTCGTCTCATCCTTCGGGAAGACCATCGAATTGCCGCCAATCGGCGTGCTGTCCGTGAGCGGCAACAGCGCGTCCTCTTCAAGCGAGAGCGTGAAAATCTCGCTCGAAAACTCCGGCGGCACAAGAAAGCCCCCGTCCGCGCCGCCCGCCTCGTTGCCGAACGTCGTAGGCGCCGCCGCACCGATCATGAGGCGTTCATCGATGCGACCGCCGCCCCGGCCCGACCCGGCGCGCACCGCCGCCGCGAACTCGCCGAACGATTGCCAGCCACGGCGCGGGTCTTCCAGGCGGTTGTCGGCGACACTCAGGCGCGCGCCATCCGGGATTTCGACGACCGACGCGGTTTCGTTCGCCGCGACGAGCTCCTCGCGCTCGATCTGCGCGTTGATCGCTTCGACCTGATCGCGCAATTGCGCGAACTCGGTTTCCTGTTCTGCGGTCAGGTTGCCGGTTTCGCTCGCTTGTGCGGCCGTGAGCATGTCACGCATTTGCGCGACGAGCTTGGCCTTGCGCTGTTGAAGCGCACGGATTTGCTTGTTCATGGGGTTTGCTCCGTTTTTTAGACGTGCCACGGCCTGCGGTCGATGGACCGCATACGCTCTTGCGTTGCTTCGGAACGGATCAGAGCGCGGGCGCCCGCTTGGCTTAGGTGCCCAACAAATCGATTTCGCGCTGCATGAGCGCCGCGCGAGAGGGTTTCGAGGTCTGCGTCGGCGCGTTGCCGCCGATCGCCTTGGCGAGCTTGCGCGCCACGTCGTCGAAGGTCGCAACGCCATCGACCATGTTTTCGGCTTTGGCGGCGCTTGCACTCATGACGCGGCCCTGGCCCATGCCTTCGCGCACGGTCGCGACATCGACGCCGCGATTTTTCGCCACGCCGCGCGTGAAGGCGCCGTAATACGCATCGATGCGCGATTGCATCGCGGCGCGCGCTTCATCCGAGAGCGGCCCGAATGGGTTGCCCTCGGTTTTGTACTTGCCGGCGGAAACGAGCGTCGTTTCTACGCCTTCCTTTTCAAGTGCCTTGGCGAGGTTTTGGTGAGCAGCAAAGACGCCGATCGAACCGACTTCGCCGCCGGGAGTAACGTAAAACTCGCTTGCACTGCTGGCGACCCAATAGGCCGCGCTTGCCGCAAGAGAGTTGGCGATAGCAAAAATGGGTTTCTGACTTCTGGCCTGATAGATCTCATTGGCTAACTCCATGACGCCGTAGACGCTGCCCCCTGGTGAATCGATGTCGAGCAAGATGCCGCCGACCGAATCATCGGCGAGCGCGGCCCGTAGCGTCTGCGTGAAGCGTTGAATGCTCATGAGGCCCGAGCCGCTTACCTCCTGCATCGGGTTCGTGCGTTGCACGCTCGTGCCATAGAAGGGCAACACGGCGATACCGCCGCCATTGCCGCCCGCGCTTGCCGCCTCGCCCCGGCGCGCTTCGATCTGCTGGGCGTCGGCGTGCACTTGCGCCATGACGTCGGGGCCCGCCTCGCGATCGGCAACGATGCGCGCGAGCACTGAGCACATGGCCGACAGGCGTTCGGGCAGGATGGCCCAAGGCGTCGAGAGAAATTCGCAAACCAGTAGAGCGTGTTTCATAGCGCACCTTCTAACGCGAGTTGAGTCAAGCGCATGCGCGCGCTGTCCTCGAAAAGTTGTGCATCGAGCGAACGCCCCTGCGTCTGAATGAATTCGAGCCGTTGCGTGCAATAGGCGAGCGCTTCGTCGCGTGGCACCGATAGCGCTTGGGCAACGAACGCGACGTGCTTTTCGTACACCTCCACGAGCGCGGCGCCGGCATCGGGGCAACGCAGGGCGGTCTGTACCATCGCCGTCTCTTTGCGCGCGATGCGCTCGGCAACCGTCGAGGCAATCGCGAAGAAACGCATGTCGCCCATAGCCGTGCTCGCCTCGCCGGCTGACGCGGCGCCCTTGCCGGGCTTGGGCGGTTCAAGCGGCGCGGGTTCGGCCGGTTGCTTTTGACCGGGCAACGGGGCAGGGGGCACGGCGCCGGGAGCGGGTTTTTTCGCGTCGTCTTCCGCCTCGTTTTCCTCAACCATGTTTAGCGGCCGGAGCGGTTCGTCTAGGCCCTCGATCGGGTTGAGCCCTTCGGCCGTGCGCGCCTCGTTGCGCACCATCCAGCCGTCAAGTATGCCGTTGTGGTAGTACATGGCCCGCGCCGCGGCGTCGCCGCGTAGCAGCGCCTTTGTCTGAAATTCCACGTTCAGACCGTCGTCCGGATCGAGGAAGGCATAGCGAATCGCTTCCTCCCAGCGCACGAGCCACGGCATGAGCGTGAAATTGACGAATTCGATCGACTGTTGCTCGATGTTTGAGAACGTCGCCTTGTCGAGGTCGCCAATCAAGTGCGGCGGGATGCGAAACAGGCGCGCTATCTCGGACACGCTGAATTTGCGAGTCTCCAGGTATTGCGCGTCCTGATTGGTGATCGATATTTGGTGATACTTCATCCCCATTTCGAGAACGGCCGTCTTGTGCCGATGCCGGCCCGTCTGCGTGGCTTGGAATTGCTCGCGAAACCGACGTTTCTGTTCTTCGTCTTTGAACTGGCCGGGGTATTCGATCCAGCCGCCGGGCGTGGCGTCGTTCTCGAAATACCGCATGCCATAGCTCTGCGCCGCCAGGCCCGTCGCGACCGCCTCGCGCGCCGCTTGTATCGGGTTGTAGCCCATGATGCCGTCGCCCGAGAGCCCGCGCAGATGGAACACCGAGCCGCGATTTAAGGTCGTCACGGTTTGATCGAGGTTGCGCACGCGGTAGCGCCAATTCGTGTCGGACAACGGTTCGACCGTGACGCGGTCAGGGTGCAACGGAATGAGATCCGTCACGACGCCCGCGCCGTTGCTCACGATCCGCGCGTAGGCGTTACCTCGGAGCGAGACATGCCCTTGCATCATTTCGCGGAACTCTAGCGGGTTCTGGAAATCGTTCGGCCGCACCGCAAGCAGCTTGTAAAGCCAGTGCGATTTATTGGGCTTTTTCGCGCCGTTGTCGGCTTCCGTGTAGAGCACGAAGGGCAGCATCGAAACCGACTCGGCGAGCACGCGCACGCACGCATAGACGGCCGTCAGGCGCATCGCGGCGTCAGAGGTGAGCGTCGAGGCTGAGCCTTTGAACGGCACGGGCATAAACCAAAAGTCGCCCCAAGCCGAGCGGTCGCCGGTATCGTCAGAATCGGCTCGAATACGCAGAAACATCAGCGGCCCCTAGTCGCCACGAGGGCAGTTACGACATTGAGCACGAGAACCAGGGCGCCGACAACGATCAACGCGCGCGGCAGGCCGTAGGCCATTTCCGTGCCGCCGCCGATCATGCACACGCCGACGAGCAGCGCAATGTTCCAAGCAAGCGGGCTCATATCACGGTCAACGAATAGTTGTCGGGCATGGTCGGGAACAGTTCGGCGTTATCCATCGCGCGGCCCACGCCCATGATGATCGCGACCGGTCCATCGATCTTTTGCTCCGGTTTGTCCTTTCGGGGGTAAATGTTTTCCTTCGCGTCCTCTTTCGCCACGACGTTGCTCATCATCCAAGCGAGCACGGGGTTCCCGTCGTGGTGAAAGCGGCACGACTTCACAGCCGCCATCACCTCTTTCATGCCGCCGGTCATGTTCTGCACCGTTTGCCGGTATTCGACGACGGTTGCGCCATCCTTCGCGAGTTGGTGCGCCAGTTGCGTCGCGCGCCAGGGGTCATAAACAGCTTCGACGATGCGAAAGCGCGACGAATCGGCGCGCACGTCCTCGCGGATGATGTCGAAATCGATCTCGGCGCCTTCGGTTGCGATCAAGTGCCCCTGGATCACCCATTTCCGGTAAAGCGCCTGGTTTGTCTTGTTTTCTTCGATCGCGTCTTCCGGCAGGTAGTACCGGCCAAAAGCGTAGTAATGGTCCTGGCCGTTCATCTGCCGCTTGAACAGCCGCATATAGACGCAAATGTCGTTCTTGCTTGCGAGATCCAAGACGGCCCAGCACTCTTCGCCAGCGAACTCATCAATCGTCAGGCCCTGCTCGGCGCACATGGCCCACTGTTGCATGTTCATCCACGCATTGCGCGCCGAGCACCACACGTTCAAGTGCTTTGTCTTGAACCGGTTTTGCTCGATCGGGTTGAGCGTGGCGCTTCGTTGCTGCGCGGCGAGAAAATCGCCGTCCACCGAGACGCCGAAATTCGGGTTTGCCTTGGCGAGCACGCGCGGATCTGCCCAATCGTCGTCTTCGTCGATCGTGTAGATGATCCCGAACAAGTCGTCGTTTTCGACTAGCCCGTCGAGCATCTTTGTCACTTCGAGATGCTTGTCGTAGCACGGGCCCGCGAGGTTATAGCCGGCCGTCGTAATGATGACGATAAGCGGCTGCTCGCGGGCGCCCATACCGGTTTGCATCGTGTCGAGCATGTCAGGCGTGTCGTGCTCATGAAACTCGTCGATGAGCGCGCATGACGGGCTCGAACCGTCGCCGGGCTTGCCGATAATCGGCTCCATCTTCGAGCCGTCCAGCGGCCGGGCGAGCGACTTTGCCCAGACCTCGATGCCTGCCGCTTGGCGTAAGCCTGGCGTGCGCTCGATCATCTGCCGCGCAGGCCCGAACACTTCCCACGCCTGCTTTTCGGTCGTTGCGCCGCTATACACCTCGGCGCCGGCTTCGTCGTCGGCGATGAGCATGTAAAGCCCGATGCCGGCGCCGAACTGGCTTTTGCCGTTCTTACGCGGCAACTCGGCATACAGTTCGCGAAATCGCCGCATGCCGTTCTTTCGGCGTTTCCACCCGAACACGCACGCGAGAATGAAGCACTCCCACGCCTCTAGGTGGATCAACTCGCCGCGCTTGGCCCATTTGCCCTTGGTGTGCGGCAACAGTTCGATGAACTCACAGGCCCGCTCTGCCGCGTCCGCGTCGAAGTAGTACGGGTAGCCCTTCGCGCGCGCCGCCTTTAGGTCGTCGAGATGGCGCGCGCAAGCCCGTTGCACCCATTTGCAGGCGGGCACGCCCCCACCGAGGACCGCGCGCGCGTAGTAGTGCGCGGCCGTTACGTGGGGATGGCGCATACATCAGCGCTTGCCGACAAATTTCGCGTACTGTTCGGCCGGGTCGGGTTTCTTCGCGGTGACGCGCGAGCGGCTCGAAGGCGTCATGCCGAACTCGGCGAGCAGCTTTGTCATCTGCTCATGCGCCTTGTTCGCTATCGCAAGGTAGGGCGATTGGATCGGGTAGCCCGAGGGCGACTTAACCACCGTGCCGAAGCGCACGATTTGCGCGTTTGCGTCCCGCCAGCGCGCGAACGCCTCGCAATACAGGCCGAGCGCGGCGACATCGATCGACGTCAGTATTCCGGCCTCATGCAATTGCCCTGCAATGTCGGGCCAGTGCTTTTGTGCTGCGGGGCTCAACCAATCGGGCGGTTGGCGCGCTTCGGCGAGGGCCGGCGGCGTCGGTTCATTCGCGTTGAGGGGCCGCTTGCCCGGATTGCCGCGCACGAGCTTTAGCGCGGTGGGAACGGGTTTTGGAGCCATTGTGGAAAGTCCTGGTGGGTCAGGGATGATCCTGACGGGAATCTGTCGATTCGTCCTCGAATGAATCCGGGATGAAACATATCGTTCAGGTGTGGCGAGACAGAAACGCCGCACAAAACCACCTAAACGCAAGGAGCCAATCATGAGCAAAGCAGCCCA